AGCAGTGTAGCCTGCTCCAGTGACCTCATTAGAGACAGAATACGCAGTAGTGGATGAATTTAAAGTTGCAGTGTTAGAAAACAAAGCAATTTTAAAAGTATCTGTTGTAAAATCGTGCTCTGCCTCAAGTAATTCTTTTTTAAAACTTACGCACATAGCTGTTGAAATAGCCATACTTACTCCTACGGGGTGTTCGCCTGACCACCCATGCCACTATGGTTTGTACAGTAATAATACAGAGTTGGCGCTCCAGAAGCTACAGTAATTTCTGTGTAAGCACCAGCACTTCCTGGGGTGCCATTGATGGTAACGCCTGTTGTGTACTGAGTGCCGCCGCCATGAGTGCCGTTTGACGTAGCCGAAAACCTCAAGGGATGACCTGAATTGCTGGCAGCAGATTGGTCAAACCTATAGGTGTTGCCCTCCGTCAAATTAACCGTATCTTGCTGAACACTGTCTATAAAATATTTATTACCAGAACCAGGGTTGGAAACTGTTACAACAAATGTTTGCGCTATAACAACGCCGCCACCTGTCGCAACTACAGTGCCAGCCTTGCCAATACCCTTTGCAGAGAGATTGTATATTAAGGTTTGCGTGTTAAAAATAGGAAAAGAAACTGTAGCAGAAATAATATTGTTTTCAGGCCTTGGGTTTCTTAACGCCTCCGCATCCGTTCCTCGTCTTTTCGGCTCTAACTGAGGGTGCTTTGGCTCCCACTCATCTTTGCCCACAAAAAATCCATTCCACTCCATACGCATATCGCTCAAACGGTAACGAAAGCCAGAACGGTCAGATGTTCCATAAGCATATTTACCAGCGGCAAATTTAGACATTACCCAATCCTGTAGTTTTGTAAACTTGGGGATATGTTAAATGAGGCTCTGTCTCTGTCTTCAGATAAGGCCCTTGCAAGCTCCTCTTCATAAAATGACTTTAGCATAGTGACTTTATCAGGAGCTTTTTTAATCGCTAGGTAATACGCCAAACCAGCCGCCAAACAAGGGTAAAATCTAAACGGAACAAATACAGTATTGGTTGTTTTGTCAGCGTCATCTAATCTTGTCAAAACATCAAAAACAAGAGTATCTGTACTGTTGCTCGGTGTAGGCCACACGTTTATTTCTGGCGTTATTTGTCTGTCTATAAAAAACTGACTAGGGCGAGCTTGAGTATTTTTGTTAGGAATGCTTAAAAATGCGTCACGGCTAATTCTGCTCATATTTATGTCGGCCTGAGACGCCCCTGAGCCTTGCCGAACAACCATAGAAAGAACGTCAATAACATCTGTGCCCATAGAATAGGCGGCTGTCCCCTGAGTAACAACTTGAGTTCTCTGCTCGATTGTCCATTGGTTTAGCCCTCTGTTCGCCCATTCTGCAAACATTAAATTCATCGAGCGTTTGGCTGTTTTCAAATCGTAACCATTACGCACTTCTAAGCCGCAACGCTCAAAAGCCTCCTCTATATAATCAGCTACGTCTAATTCAAAATTTGTAGAGCCTGAAACTGCCATTTATTTCTTCTTTCTCTTCAAAGACTTAACGCGGCGAGGCTTTCCTGATGGCTGACCAATGCGCTTCTTCTGGGCTATTCTACTACGTTTTTCGGCTGCGGTCATCTCTTTGGATGTTTTGGGAGTTTTAGAAGACACTCTTTTAGAGGGGCGACAATATGGAGTACCCCGTTTTTCTCCCTTGCCACGCCCACACGCTTTCCCCGTGCGGACATCCTTCCAGTCCTCTTTGAACCACCTCTTGAGATTAGCTCCAGCTTTTGTTTTTCTAACCGCCATACTCGCCCCATTAATACATAGATGTTGGCTTGTCTCTCATTACAGCACCACCACCACGCATTTTCTTTGCTTTGGACTTATTCCCCCAGTTCTTGGCACCCACTTTTCTGCATTTGGCAATAGCGCCGCTTGCATACGCACTTGGGAAAACTCTGTATCGAGCTTTTACTTTCTTATAACAAGCATCTTTTGGCATTTTTTTACTCCCCGGACTGCTGATTTGCTTGGACATCTGCGAGCGTGATATTGGCAATTTTTTTCTCCGAAATAAATTGTTCCCACATAGGCCTAATCATTTGATAATTGGCGTCAACCTTTGCGTGTGTCTCTGCTAGGTCAACCTTCATATCAACAATACTTATCCCCACCCAGCCAATAAATGGCACAGATAAAGCTGTAAAAAAACCTATTACACCTATCAAAATCTTAACTAGCATTTCCATCTACGCCTCGCCTGTCTCAAACGGCTATTGGGGTTTTTAGCCGCTTTGGGAAATTTCTTCATTTGACCAGCGCTGCGAGCGCAGAATGATTTACGGCGTTTTGCCGCCGCAGAACCTTTTTTAACCTTGCCTGTCACAGCGGTTTTAAGCTTGGAACCAGGATTTGCCTTGCGATACGCAGCAACACCCTTCTTTGTCATACCCGCACCTGATTTGGTCTTACGGTAGTTACCGCCCTTACCAGTGGTCTTGCGAATGGGTTTTTCTTTTTTGCGTGCCATAACTAACCCTGTTGATAAAAAACAGTTAAGGATGTGTTTGCTGGCAGAGTCGCATAGACTCCTGTTTCATACAAAACCCCATCACCAGGGAAAACTATATCAAACGTCCCAGCAACACTTTCATCAACCTCTATTAAAACAGAACCGCTCGCGGCGGTGTTGTCATATAGAATTATATTTCCTGATACGCCAGTTTTGTGATTTACAACCAAACCCATCAACCGACCACGACCTGACAAGAGGCTTGCAGAAGCGTGAATATGCTTTGTTTTTACCTCGTTGCCAGCCATTTTAAGACAGAAATATAGTCAATATATTGCTTGAGCCTGTAAACGCAGAAATATATGCGCCATCTGTGGCAAGGATTCCATCATCAGGAATATTTAAATGATGCAAGCCAGCGCCAAAACTTTGCTGAAGCAATGTTTCACCAGAGGCGCTACCATTTTTAATAGTAAACGCGCCTGATGCTGCGGCATATATAACAATCTGACGAATACGAGAGCGAGCAGGGCCTACAACAGCCGCACTGGCTCCTTGAGCGTGGTTAAAGGCTTTTACTGGACCAGCCATAATAGCCTCCTATTAAGCAGCGGCAGTCGCGCCAGTGTCCACACGGATGTAGTTTGTTCCGTCAGAAAACACAAGGTTTCCTGTGCCATTACCTGATGACTCAGAAGCCTTTAGGGCATCAGAGCAAAAAATAATACGGCCTGTAGTGGTGGATGCTGCTGGTAGGTCAGCAAAGGCAATGCCTGTAGATTGGAATCCGTTAGTTGAAATAATCGGACCTGAAAAGGTAGTGTTAGCCATTTAAATCTCCTGTCGTGGCTAGTGTCAGTCGCTCCATGCAACTGTCAGGGGTAATTAACTATACAATAAAAAAGGGCGGCTGTGAAGCCGCCCCTTTCCGAACATTTGTTCGCTTTATGCGCCCGGTGAACCGAACACTGCGCGTGGGTCGGAATAGCCAAAGCTATAACGCTCACGAGCTTTAAAGCGCATGTTGCCTGAGTCGAAGTCAGCTTCCATGCCTGTAGACATTGGAGTACGCTCAAAGTGCTTAAAGCCATTTGGCGCATCTGTCTTGATGAAGAACGCATCTGGGTCTGTCAAGAAGTGGTTAATTGTATAACCCTCTGGAAGCATACCCATGTTACGGATTGCGTTTACATCATTGTCGGCTGTGCCTACACGCAGTGTAGACTCTAGCAGACGGTCAGCAACGAACTGAAGCTGTGGTGGAACGATAAGCTTGGTACCGCGCAGGGCGATAATCAAGTTACGCTCATCAACGAAAGTTGAGATGTCAATTAAGGCATTCTCAAGTGAAGTTTCGTTAAGGTCAGCAGCAGTTGATGGCTCGTTACGGAATGTACCACCACCAGCAAGTGGGTGGTCAGCCGCGCAAAGCTCTTTGCTGTCACCACCAGCGAAGTTACTGTCAAACGCATTGTTTAGCGTTGCGGCAGCTTTAACTTGCTTGGTGTGTGCCATTGAACGTGCTAGTGCGCGTGTGTAGCGTGCACCAAGACGGTCATATAGGTTATCTTCCATTGCTTCTTCAGTAAGCGCGAAAGCCAATGAGATTGTCTCATGTGAGTAACGAGCTGTGTATGCTTCTGAAGCATTGTCGAAAGATACGCCTGCACCTTCTTGTTTGGTTTGGGCGTTACCAAAACCTACGAGCATTACCTCTTCTTCAAACGCACGGTCTGATGATTCGGTGTCGTAGATTTCTGCGTGTTCCGCATCATAGCGGTCATATTCCATGCCGAACAGGGCGTTCAGGCCTGGCTCTAGTTCTTTAACTAGCTGTGCTCTTGAAATAGCCATTATCTAGTCTCCTTATGCCAACCCAGCCGTGCCGCCACGGATGATGTGATTGTTGATAACGACCATGACATTAGTGTTTGCACTTGCGGTGTCACTGTTCTCTGGGTCTTGCGAAATATCAATCGCTTTCAGAGGCAGTGTTGCGGTTGCCGCGCCTGTTGACACACCAATTTCAGTGCGTGAAAGCCCTGAATTTGTGTCGCCTGTACCAACAACAATGTCAAAGTTTCCGAACAAATCCGTTACAGGAAATGCAGCGTTACCTTGGATTTCGTAAACTACGTCTGGCGAGTCAATTACGAATGCCTCAATGTCAGCAGCCGCGATTGAGCCAGGGTAGTAGTTTGAGAATGTTTCCTTACCAGAAACAGGGTCAGTGTAACGGCAGCCGTTGAACACACCCAGAGCAGCATCGGTTTCGCCAGCAGCTTTAACGCCAATTGTTCCAGCGGTTAGTGCTTCCACTAAGTCGCCTTGGAAAATCGCGCCAGAAGCATTGTTAGCAATGCGATAGCGGTTCTGTTGGTTCATAAAGGCTGAGCCGTTCATCATCCGCGCTGGGCGCAGACCAAAGGCAGCATCTTTATTTGCCATTTTGAACTCTCCTTACGAGTTTATTTTTGGCCCCTAGAGCCAAAAGTTACTTGACTTGAGCGCTGTGGATTTAGCTTGGGCATAGCGGAATTAGATTCACGCATCCAATCTCTATCTACAGCTTCCATTTGATTTTCTGTAACGCTACGGTAATGTGCGTCACGCTGTTCCACAATCTCTTCAGGTATTCTGGCAAGAACCAAACCACCTACGCCGATTACGCCAGCGTTTTTACCTTCGTCAATGACAGGTGCATCGAAATCAGGATAGTCTTCCGCCCGTACAAGCTCCCAACCTTCACGGCGGCGCTTATGGACGTTGTTTCGGTCATCGTATTCCATGACTGACTCACGAATCCATCTGTGTTTGAAACCCACAGGTGCTTCAGGAGCCTCAAGGGTTGATGGTGGCCTCCACGCGTCTACTCTCGCTGTTTTTTCACGGGTTTGCGAATCCCGGCTAGCGCGGTCAACCATTATGCACTCCTTGTGTCTATTTTAGCGACTTCTTTTGCGTACCGCTCAAGAGGAATATTCATCTTCTTGGCGAAAGCCACTTGACCTGGTGTTAATTCCACCGTTTTTTTCCGCCCTGATTTCACTGACCGTCCAGAGGACGCAGGCGCAACTGCTTGGGCGTTCTGCCGCTGTGCCTGAAACTTGTGTGGAAACTCTACGCGCATACGCTTGTCGATTTCCTTGTAATAATCATCACTTGTTGGGTCAAAACCCTCAACACCAACTAGAGCCTCGTGAATGGCCTGCACTCCACGAGTCATAACCATGTCTTTGTTGAACCACTTGTCATTATTTGACATCCATGAACGAAGCTTTGGGTCCAAATCTTCTGTTCTAGGAACAGCTTGTCTTTGAGGGGCTTGCGGCTGCTGGGCCTGTTGCTCAGCTTGCGCCGCTTGTTGCTCGGCGCGACCCTTTTGAACGCGAACTCTTTCTTGTTCAATAGCTAGCCTTTGCAACAAAGAAACAGCCTCTGTCTCTTTATCAATATCGCCTATGTCTCTAGCTTCTCTTAAAAGCTTTTTAGCTTGCTCCATTTGAGAATCAACGCGAGCGCCGTATTCATTGGTATAGCCTTGGTCCAACTGATTTAAACGAGCTTTAATCTGAGTATTTTCTTGAGCCATCTGCTGAGCGTACTGATACGCGGCCTCTGCCTCTTCCATTGCTTGTTTACGCTTCGCGGTTAGTTGATTAATGCGCTTCTGAACATTGCCACTGTAATTTTCAAGCTCATCATCACTAGCGCCGTCTGAATCTGCAAAATCTGAAGACCCGGATAATTGTTCGGGTTTTTCTTCAGTCGCCACCTCAACAGATTCAGAATCTTCAACGTCAAATGTTACGTTTTCTTCGGCTTCTTGATTCATAATGTTTTCCATAATACGCCTCCAGTATTTTTATACATACGAGATATCTGATGGGTCAAGTATAGTGGCGATAATGTTATCGTCATTTATGAGTCTTACCTCAAGACCGTCCACTTTAAATCTATTCCCAGCATATCTACCCATAAGCACCCATGATTTCTCAGAAGCCCACGCGCCTGATGGAAACTTATCTGCGTCTTTGTAAGCGTCTGGTCCAACCTTAACAACATAAGCTGCTACAGTTGCGAATGCTTCTCTGTCACGAGTTGCATCAGGAATGTAGATTCCGCCTTTTGTTTTGGCTGGTGGGTAATAAGGAATGACAAGAAGGCGATACCCAACAGGCTCTGGAAGGCGCTCTAGCGCGGAAGAATCCATTTCTGAAGGATTTTCTGTGTTCTTATTTTCCTCTTCTTGTGGAAGAGCGTTTTGAACCGCCTTTGGTATTTCAGTCTGCGGCGCGTCAGACTTCATGTTAGCCGCAACCCTTTCAGGCACGAATAGTTTCTTAGCCATCTTCAATGACACCTTTCATCGCGGCTCTTATTTCATCTTCACAGTAAGTCAGTCCGCGTATTTGACCTACTATGAAGCGGTAGTTTTCCATGTTTTCTACCGCACCATTCGACAGCATAGTTGCATAGTCATCCTTCTGCTGTCGGATGTTCTTTAATAAATATTCTGTTAGTGCTATTGCGTCCATGACCCCTCCAGGCGCGGATTACTTCGTAAGTTTCTTGTACTTTTCAAATGACCTCATTCCACCCAAGCCGAGCATGCCTAACAATATAGTCATTAAGCTGTCCATATCAAATGCCGGGTATGAAACGGGGGGATACCCCATATAAGCGGTCACTACATCAGCCGAAGGAAATAAAATAAAATGAGCGAATAGGGCAAGACCGCAGGACCAGCCGATAAAGGGCCTCCAGCCGGATACAAAAACATTTCGAGATTTTGCCTCTTCAGCGTTAATAGCCATTTGGCCTTTTGCCATTTCCAAGGCATGTTTTTCTGCCATAGTGGCGATTTCATGCGCCAACTTATTTTTTTGGTCTTTGTCTTCAACAAATTTACCAATCAGCTCTGTGGCTGGGCCTATTAAAGCCTGTAACATGTCGTCCCCCTATCCTTTTAAATACATAGCAAACAAATATATACCAATTAAACCTACCGCACCGCCAAGAGTTATGAAAGCTATTTCTACCATTTGCTGTATTTGCCTTTTTCTTCTTTCTCTCATGGCTATTCTT